AAGCTACTGTTGTGCCGTCACTATCTTTATAGGCAGCGTGGCCTACTGACAATGTAGTAGATGATCCTAAAGCATCATGTACTAATTCGCCTGATATAATTCTTGCACCATTTGGTAGGTTAAACATTTCTATGACTTCATCCGCACTTAGTGAGGCTGCTTCATACAAACCATAAGCTAATCTAACACGTCCACCGAGTTCATTAGGTTTAATGAAACCACTTGGATCGTCCTGATCCCACGTAGTTTTTTGAGTTGAATAAACTGTACCCATAATTCAATCCTTTCCTACGCTGATTCATCGCATGAAATTTGAACGACTTTATCTTCTTCCATCCTAGTAGCACCAAACTGCGCGCAGTAGTACACTTGGGTTGAATAGGATTTGTCGCTTCTTTCATCGATGCGTGCTGTTACGTCTTTTGAGACACCTAGTTTAATTCCACCTTCTGCAAATGCAAAGCAAGTGCGGATGTTGGAAGCCACTGCTAATCTTGTACTAACAATAAATTCAAAACCAAGAAACGTATTGATCTCACCTTGAACTAATGCTTTTACACTATTGAAATCAGCAGATGTTACAGATGTTACACCTAGTAACGCTTCTAATTGGGCAGGGCCAACAATCATGTAGCGTTTCAAAGATGGGTCTACGTCTGCATCATCTAAGATTTTTTTAGCAGATAGCAATTTAGCCAATGTCATATCGGCTGAACCATGTGCGATTTGATTACCTGAAGGTAGCGAGGTACTAGTTGCGCCAGCTTTACCTGTTTTCGCTGTACCTGTAGCTGCGGTAATTACAACATCGTCCATAGAACGTCCGATTGCAAAAGCTGCAGTTTGAGCATACTGAGATGTCGGATCAGCTAACATTTTTACTTTGTCAGCAGTATCGATCAGATCAGCCCATTCATACTCGTCTAGTGTCACCATTCTTCGACTATGGGGTGTTTCCATTAACGGTGTATCACCATGTCGAGTGGTTCTCTTCTGTGCAGCACTTGATCCAATTTGATCAAAGAATGCTTTTTCGCCTGTTACTGCTTCTTCAGAAACGGCACGTCTTAGACGTGATCCTCTCTGTTGAGACAGTAACTCAACATTACTTGCAAACTGTTGCACAAAAGCTGTTGTTACTTGTGTAGACACAAGTCACCTCTCTTTCTTTTGTGATTAAAAAATAAATAGGCTACCTGGCACACGCCAGACCCTATGCACTTTAAGTCTGCACAGACTAACTTTACTTTAGTTACAGCATTAGGACTGTTAAACTACACAGCTACCCTACAATAAACTCTCGTAATCTCATCGCTTCATCGACATACCATTGATGCTCAGGATGACGTTCATCCCAATACGGTGTATCGGTAGCGGTTAACTCTCGTAATTTCGATTGTGCTTCATCAGGAGCCATAACCCCTGAGCCTTTTTCGCCAACAAAACTATCTTCACCTGTTTTATCTGCAAGGTACTTACCCATGTTCGCTAACAGCTTTACCATCTGTGGACTGTCTCCTACTAAGGAACCATCCGCTAATCGCATATCAGCTAGGGTAGTGTCACCAAATTCCTGCAAAACATTACTGGCTGTTTTAACGCGCTCATCATACGCCTTGCCCCATTCTTTTTTTAAGGCAGTAACAGACTCTTCTTGTAAAGATCGAAACTGAGATTCTTGTATATCTTCTTGCGAGGTAACTTGACTTTGATACCATTCCGCTAATTTTTGTGCCTGCTTGTTTGATAGCCCAACACTATGAGATGTTTGTTTAAAAGCATTAAGAAAATCATCATTGACTTCTTGCCCTTCACCAAACTGTAACTCATAAGCTTTTGCTTCTTCAGGTCTACCTAATTTAGCATACACATTAGCCCAGTCTTCATCTGTTGCGCTCTTTCGTGGTATTGCAATCTTATCTGCACCTACCATTGATTGCGCGTGCAAATAACTGTTTGCTAATGCGCCAACATCTTTAATATCTTTTAATCCTTCATGACCGCGTATTTGTTCGGGTAATGATTCACGCCAATCACTTGTAGTACTTTCACTTACGTCAGACGGTGCTACCTCTTGCGAGACATCCGCTCCCTGCTCTTGGGTGTCAGTCATCGTTTACTCCTTTTCAGTTTCTGTTGGATATTCTCTGTTGTCCTCTCTTAGTAATCCCATTAACGCCAACACTATGCTGCGTTGACCTTCCCTATACGCTGTTTCGTGTGTATCCCCAACACAGTAAGTTGGTTGCATCATCCAAAACCGCTTTTGTAAATCTCCGATAACTAACTTGCCGTCATCAGAATTAAAAACACGTTTATATAAATCTTGTAACTCTTGTGGATTTGCTTGCTTGTTGCTCATTAGGCTGCTTCTCCTTCACCTCCTAGTAGTTGCCCGATCCCTTCCTGGCCTCCTAAAGCTTTTACCATTGGTGCTGCTTGCCCTGCAGCTTCAGCAGATTGTTGAGCCTGCATCATCTCTTGTGCAGCTTGTTCTTGTTGCGCTTTCTCTCTACGCATTTGCTCAACTTCTTCTGTGCCTCTAACAGCACTGGCAGGAATACCTACAGTTCTAATGAGATGTTTTGCCATACCGTCTGTGTCTAAGTAATCCATAACACCTGGATCAACTTGAGCAATAGGTGTAATAAGTTCAAACAATCTAACAAGAGATTGAATGTCTCCATTACGTTGTGCTTTGGCTAATGGTGAAACATACTCCACATCAATATTATTATTTTGAATAACTTCTGGGAAATCAGGAAACTGTTTGTTGCGAAGTAAAATATTAAAACACCGATCAATTAATGGTTGCAATAACTCTGCTTGCAAACGTCCCATTACAGGGCCAAGCAAGCGCATCTTTTCTTCTGTTCTTTGGATAACTTCTGTTGCCGTCATTGTTGGGCCTGTACCCATAACTAACTGATCTACATAGAAGGCTGAACGAATAGCTCCGCGTCTTTGCTCTTCCATGTTTAAGCCTAACGGGTTGTTCGCTCCGATGTTTAACGGCTCTAAACGATCCCGTGTTCCACTTCGATAAAAATTTAATCCACCAGGTACGGTTCTAATGGGTAGCATAAATCCGTCATCAGGAACCATCAATGGAGGGTCTACTTGTTTTTGTGCTGCACGAATAGTGACCTCAGACATCTTGTTCAGCATCTTTATGTCTGCAATAGCACTGGTTGCAGGCGATCTGCCATAGCCTAATTCAAAACTAGCTTTGAGATACCGAGGACACACATACGGAAATTCATTGTAACCGCTAACGGCATAGACCATTTTTGCTTCAGGGTCTAAGTAGCACGACATAAACGGTTTGTTTGCAGAGTCTTCACGGGTGATGTCGATCTCTTCACGGGGTCGCACAACGTGCATAAGTGTTACTAAGTCATAAGGGTGGGTTTCTAACAACTTGAGTACACGCTGTGAAACATTCTTGTTTCCAAATTTTTCTGCAACGGCACGGGCAGGCATCTGAAATTTTCTATAGACTGTATCAACACGCCCATCTTCATCTTCGGATAAGTAGCACTCTGAGATATGGCGTGTAGAAAACCGCATCCCGTCATTCTCTTCTTCAACAATCATTACCCCAGTACCAAAGGTTACAAGGTCATGATACAACTCATGGATTTGTTCCTGAAAATTTGAGCGGGCTAGGGCTGCATACAAAATGCGTTCTGCTTCTTCTAACCATTCCTTTGCTGTATCATCGTCATGGAGAAGTTCATCTCTGTATCGTAGAGAAAACCAATTACTTGCCGCATTGGTTAACATTCCATGCAGTGATGCTGATAACAGTTCTGCGCTATGCACAGCCGTACCATCAAACAATCGTTGGGTGCGTTGATCCCCTGGGCTACGTTTTCTACTAATGTCTGCTTTACGCGGTACACAATAGTCTGCAACGTCCTGCCATAAATCTTCCCAGGTTGTGCGCTGCTGTTCTAAGGTTGACCATCTCTTTAATAAAGAAACCGCCATAGGATCGGCTGGCATTATCGTGATCCTCCAATAATAGAATAGCGGGGTGATGCAGGTGTTGTGATACCTCTTGCACTCGTAAGTATTGTAGAAGTGCGTCTGCGTTTACGGGGTGCTTCTGTTCCTGCACCTACGGCTGCTTTGGGTGTAATTGCTTCCGTTGGAGAGCTACTAGCAGTTTGTGAACCTGGTACTGCAGGAGCTGCAGGAGCAGGCATAGTAGGTAACGACCCTTTATCACTGCTTACACGAATAGTATCAGGCGAGCGTATGTCTAAGTTTGCTACATCGTCTTTTCTGTTTTGTGCATCAAACTCTGGTCTAGCAGGTGCAGTAATTATTTGTTTCCCTGCTTTTAATAAATTCCGTCCAAGGGTTGTTCCACTTGGTAATGCTCTACGAAACTCTGCTCTTTTTTCTGCTGCTGTTGGTGGTGGTGGCCTATCAAGAGGATTAAACTCTGCGCCAGTAGGTGATCCAAAACTCATAGTGTTATCCTGCTAATAGTGTTTCACGTTGAACAGGAGCCTCTGATAATAAACCTTGTGGCCCTGTTAAAATTGTTGCGCGTCTGCCTCTACGTTTCCGCATTCGTTTTTTTAACGCATCCTTCTCTGTAGGTGCTTGCACAACATCATCAGGTCTAACGACAGGATCAGGTTGCACAGCTACAGGAGGCGGAGGAGGAGGAACCGTTACGCTTGGTTTTTTAAATATCGACATTGTTTTTTTCTACCGTTACCACTTTGTTTTGTTAGCCCAATACGCAGCACTCATTTTGCCTTTTTTAATATTAGAAGCATGGCGTGCTTTAAATGATCGTGACCGTGCTGTATCTTTCTTATCGCCTGTAACCCCTTGCTGTCCAAACCGTATTAGTTTCACGCTGCTACCAGACTTTGCTAAGACAGCATGAGATTTATTTTTACTAGGTGTGCGTTTGGGTTTGTTGTAGCCACTAAAAGTTTCACCGCGATACGTGATACTCATTTCTTCTTTTTCTTTTTCGGAAAACCTTTTTTCATATTGGCATAAGCTTTATCACTAACCGTACTTTTAGACTTTGAGCGTGATGTCCCTGCTTTTTTTCTACGATTAATATTTCTGTATAAACTCATGGGTTCTCCTTACCGTTAAGAATGCACTAACAAACTGGCTGCTAACGGATTGTAGGTGTTATCAGCATAGGTTTGTGGCGCACTAGAATGATCTTTTAATTCTCGTATCCCAACCGCACAGTACCGCATAGCGTCAGCGTAATGACT